GATGCTAAAGCTTTATCCCATGAAAGACCTGTATTACTATCAGAACCATTCGCAGGATCAACAAAATAATGGGTGCCACCACTAAGCAATCCCTGACCACCTAGGACTGGAACGCCCATACTTTTTATACCATTTGGAAAATTAGTTCCACTCATTATAATCTCCTTCTACCAGTAGTTATTTTTCAAACTACCAGCCAGAGGCGGGTTTCCCCGCCCCGTCGCCAGTAGAGTTAAGGTTAAGAAACAGAATGACCATATATCCAGCGCCAGTCTCTCCAACCATAGGCTACCCTAAGGTAAATAGAAACTTTAACTGCATAGTTCTCAAAATCAACCGTACTACGAACATCGTCCTTTATACGATTAATCCAAATAAGATCGCGCTTCATTGCATCCATATCGACCATAAACCAGTTATTAGTATCATAGTCGTCAAGCCTGAGATAAGGAATTACTTTATATCTCTTATACTGCATGTTAATATTGCCTTCAGCAGTATCTAGGCTTTTTGGCGTTCCTACTATTTCTTCTGCAGCGTCAGCCAAGTTGTCAGGAACTATAAGTGCAAGATTATCACTTATTTCTATCCTTTCAGATATATCATTCCTATACTGACGCATAAGAATTCTAGTAGCTGCAACTGCAGTTTTATTTAAAGCAGAAGTACCTGCGTTATCAAAACCATTTGCTGTACTTGTGCCTGATTTAGTTGTGTGCGAACTTGAACACAACGCCGTTCCTTCTTCTGACTCCATGAAATCATAGGCAGTAGAAAAAGCATTGGCGAAAGTTTTAACGCCTAGTTTTTCTTTAACCCTATGAGAGGCTTTTATAAGCCCTGCTGTTCTATTTCTGAAGATACCGTACTGTTCATCATCTAGAAGTTTACGCTCAAATTGCAAACCAGCTGCGTACTCTTTGGGTTCTACTTTCATATGGTACCCAGGAGATATATCTAGATAACTGATTTGACCTGTAAACTCAGGAATATCAGGAACCGCACCCACACTTAGATATTCTTCCCATGCTTTATTTGAATTTATTTCATTATAAATCATAGGAATCATGGAGTGAAGTTCTTTATAAGTATCGTTTCTTACGTCTGTTAATTCTTGTGTTAGCAGTCTAATAAACTGCGAACTGGTAAGTGGATTACCCATTTACATCACTCCTTTCTTATGCTCTTTTTAAAGCAAAGTGGTCAGCGTTAAACCTAAAGTAAACGTGTTCCTCTCCTGCTTTTGAAAGATCAAGTTTTATTACATCTAGTCCATAATAATCTGAAGTCAATGCCGCAGAATTATCAATATACGTTGCTTCCGAATCAAACTGCGCTCTTGAAGGCCCAAAAACCCTAAGACCGTTAGCTCTAACAAGCGTATCACCTACTGCCACAGCAGCATAAGTTGGTTTATCCCAAGTTATTGCTGTAGTACTAGTATCGTCTGTTATACGGTAAGCACCTGCATTCGCCCCACCTCTGAAATAAAGAGAAGCAAGACCAGCTACACCAGCTACTTCGACAGCACTAGATGTACAACTTACACCGTTTGAATCGCCTGTAGATACTGTACCTACAGTTATAGCTGTACCATATGCAGCATTAAATAACCGACCTTTTAGAACAGTACATTGGTCTATCAAAGCTACTTCTACCATTGCCTGTCTATCACCTTTAGCCCAAGGCCCTTCTACGCCCGTGAACTCAGTCGTAGTGGCAAGAGGGGTGGCATCAGTTATTTTTTCTGTTTTATAAGTACTATCATAACTTGGCCTTCTGTTATTAGTGCCTATAACAACACCCATAGGAACTAATTTACCAGTCGTATCATTAGCCCCAGACGCAGCACCTATCGGAACAACGCCTTCATTTGCTTGACAAGCTACTATCTGACCTACGTAACAAGTATCACTATCAACGATAGGAACCCATACGTGGCCTACTGAAGTACCCCAAACAACTGAAAATCCCATTTAAATCACTCCTTTCTTTTTGGAAAATTATTTTTTCCATTGTTTACATCCGCACAGAGGGCACCCTGAAGTCACAGTTGCTTTAAAACTGTGTAGAATTTCTTTAGGATCTCCGTCGGAGTCTAACTCCAGCAGTACAACAGGTTCATCTCGCTTGCCGATGTATAGCCGATTTTCTTTACCGGGGTCGGATTTAGCATAGTAATCTGTATACGCCGTTCCCGCTCTAGCAATAGAAGAAGTTAATTCATCTCTGCCGAGCTTGCAGATAAAACCGCAATTCCAACAACGAAAATATTTACCGAGGTCATCACCATAGCCGTCAATCGGGATGGTTCTTTGTTCCTGGGGTAGTCTATTTCTATAAAAACGTTTGCGGGTTCTGCTCATTTATAAACTCTCTATATCTATTTTTTTAACACCTTTCATTCCAACAGGCAAATCTTTTGAAAAAGCTTTTTTAATAGATTCTTCACTCATACCTACTGCAGCAGCAAATCTCTTAGCATAGTCATCTAATTCAGGAACTATAACTTCTTTTGATTCTACTTTAGTATCTCCATTAACTCCTAGATGTTTAGGATTTTTAACTTTATTTTTATTCAAAGGGTTTTTCTTAACTCCTCTATTCGCCCGAAGAACGGCATTTGCTGCTTTTAAATAATTAGCTTCTGCATCTGCTTTAGGATTATTAGATTGACGAGTATTATATTCTGTATTAGTTTTCATAAACTTAACAACTTCGTCAAAAAACTTAGGATCTGATTCATCTGCACCTAAGTCCTCTAAAGTATCTAGATAAGCATCTGCATATTTATCTTGTTCTGCTAGCTGTGTTTGCTGCAATTTTGCAAAATATTCTCTAGCTTCTTTCTTTGTTAAAGGAAGTTCTTCCTCATAAGAAGGTTCGGTTTCTGCTGTTTTCTGAGTAAAATTAGTAAAATTAGTCATAAACTCTTCAAACATCTTTTCCATTTTAGAAAGGCGTCTACCAAGTCTAGATCGTTCTGCATTTTCTGTTTGAGGATCTGGTTCATCTTTTATTTCTGGTTCCTCTTCTAATTCTTCTAGCTCTTCTTCTTCAGTCTCAAGGTTAACTTCTTCACCTTCTTTGACCTCGGCGGCTCCCTCTTCTAAGTAGCTGGCTGTATCTTCTGGCATTGTTTTTCTCCTATTTAATTTGATCTAAGCCTTTATAATAAGAACTTAGTCTTGCACTCCATGCACTAATTATTTTATTTAATGCACGATATTCTGCTCTTTCTGCTTCTGTAGATTTTTCTTCTATTATTCTAGTTAACCTATCTTCCATTAAAGCCATAGCATCTTTAAGCAACTCTTTTCCAATTTCAGTATTCAACGCATCTACAAACTGTTTCTGTTTTCCTAGTACAGATAAAAGATTGGCTCCATAAGTTCCGCGCTTTTTTAAAAAGTCTGTTACATTAATACTGGCTAAATCTTTCATTGACTTTGATCCCCTCTCGCTCCAACTTCTAGTGCCGACTGTGGAAGCCCCGTTTGATTAGTAGGAACTTCTTGCTGTCCTTTCTCTGGAGGTACTCCTTGCCCCTGTTGAGTAACGGGAATTTCGGGGTTTAATAGCGTATTTCCAAAACTAACAAACTCATCTCCCATATAAGTAAACATTTTACTCAAGATATAATTAAGAATTTTAACTGTATCTGGATGTTGTAAGTTTAAAACCTGTCCAAATAGTTGACTCCACATTTGAATCTTATTTCTCTTTGATTGTTCTGATTCAATTGCTTGACTTACAGGTTTGTAGAAATATGTAAGTTCTGGATTAAAATCCATTACTTTCTGGCCCATAAGTTTTTCACCTGTTTCCGGTTTAGCAAAAGCCCAAGCCATCTGTTGAATCATCCAATACAAATCCGTAAGAAATGTATTTTCAAAAGTCATTGATTTATAATTAGCTCTAGTGTTAGATTTCTGCTCTGCTCCTGCTACCGCGGTAGCTGTAGTGCTGGCTAATCCTGGAACATCTCCTTGAGTTCCTGGAAAAATTGCATCTACTTTCTCCATTTGTTTTATAAGAAGGGCCATTTGATTTAAAGCCCCACCTATATCAGAATCAATTTGTAACTCTGCCAAATCTTCTTTTGGATTTTCTAGAGGAATTTTATGTCCTGGTTCTATATAAATCTCTGGATTTTCTTCTGCTTCATATCTCTTAGTTTTTAATACTGGAAACGTAGCTAACATAACTCTGTCGTTACTAATATTAAAAGTATCATCAATAGCCAACTGCAATTCTTTTACATATTTGCCATCGCCTAAACCTCCGTCATAAGTAGGGTGAATATAACACAAACCCCTTAATAAAGGACGATATGGCTCTCCGTACATATCTATGTAAGGAGTTTTTTGAAACCTTATTAAAACTGCTTTGTCATCTTTAACGGCAAAAGTTATAATAGTTTCAAAGAGTTCGGCATGTTCTACAGGAAGTCCATTTTCATCTAACCCTGGTTTAACAACTAAAGGTTCTCCATCTTCTCCTTTTTCTACTGTAACACACCAATATTTTCCGTATCTCTCTACTACATCAAAATACTTATTAACCGGGCGTTCTTCTTTAGTTTGTTTTGTTTGAGAAACTCCGTATCCATCATTATAAGTTTCTTTAGAAGTAGTAGTCTCTGCAGTAGATTTTTTAAGTAATTCTTTTACTCTGTCTAGGTTTATATAACCCATTTCTTGTTGATCTGTAAGAAGTTGTTCATAGGTTTTCTCAGATCTTATAAAAATCCAATCTTTCTGTTGTAAGCTATAACAATATTTATTGTCTGTAAATACATTCCTAGGATCTATAACATCATAATTAAATCTATCAATTAAAACCTTAGTTTCTTCTACTGGTTTTTCTACAAATTCTCCTTCAGATTCTACTAAATCATAACCTATAACTTCTTTTTTAGTTTTCTGTTCCCACCAACATCTAGCATAAACTCTTCCTGCTGTATTATTTATAATCTTTGCCCGCATATACTTAGCATAGTGATATAAATGACGTTGATTTAAAGTCCTGTTCAAAAGTTCTTTTGTAGCCTCTGCACTGGCTACTGCCTCTGGACTTTCATCTTCAACATAGACTTCAACAAAATCTCTGGTTTGAAAATATTGTTCAGCATCCAAAGAAGCTTGAGTTAAAACATGTGAAATAAACTCAGGAATTCTAATATCTGACATCCATTCATATTGTTTAGATTCTCTAACCGAATCTAACAAATCAATTACAGATTCAAATTCTTGGTTTTCTGTAGTTTTATTGGCTTTAGCAGTTTTAAATTCATTGTAAATAATATGTTCTGCTAACTGTTTTTCAATATTTTCTGAAATTTTATTCTTTGGCATCAGTGTCTCCGAAAATAATCGGCCCTAGTTTCTCCTATAGCACGGTACGCCATTGGAGGTCTAAATGAAGATTCTTTGAAAATAGCTTCCCAAACCATGTTCATATGTGACCATTTTTGTTCTGGTTGATTTTTGGCATCTTTAGTCATGTACGACCTAGCATCGGCCCACTCCATCCATCTCCAGTTTCTCATAAACTTTGCAGCCAGGGGACAAGAACTTAATATCCACAAAGTGGGAAGATGAATTATTTTTCCGTCTTTAATAACTTTATTATTATACGGATATTTAACTTCTAAAGAATTTTTAAGACGCTCTCTAATAGCATCTCGTCCTTTTTCTCCTTTAGTATCCCAACTTTGCCAATACCCTCCGGTTCCAATTCCTTCTGCTTTTAATCTTCTAAACTCAGTATTTAAATCATCTTTAATAGTAACGTTGTCTTTCTTAGTAGCCTGAGAAAGGGGATCTACTAAACTTAGTCTAAATTTATAATCTCTGCTTTTAATAGCTAACTCATGAGCAATTTCTCTAGTAGTATATCTTTCGGGAGATATATTCAACTCCCCCCAAATAAAAGCTTCATTAGTTGAAGACAAAGCAATTAGCCCACAAGCCCAGGGCGTTTGAGGATGAAAATCTATCCCTCTAGCATGAACCCAATCGTAAGGCATTCCTTCTGGAAACCATTTATTTGCATCTATTACATGGGCATTGTAATCAAAATCTTTAAAAATTCTTCCAGACAGCTGTTTAAAAATCCCATATCTACGAATACTAATAACAGCTGGATCATCTATATGATTAAACATGGCATCTATCGCAGATATTTTTAATGTTGGGTTGTCATCAGTTGCTGCCATTATTACTGCAATAGAATAAGAAGTATCTATTTTTTCTTCGGCTGGAACTTCTGTACCTTCTGCCGCCAAATAATCACACACTGCTTTACTTCTATAATATATCTCCGCTTTCTGATAAAACTCATCAAATAACCATGAACTTCTATCTACAGGAGTGTACGTAAAAATTATATCTCCATCTTCTGCAATCAACCTAGGAAGCTGTTCTTCATAAAATTCAACTGTTGGGCTTTCGTCACACCAAATACTTAACCTTTGCACACCTGCTGTACTTTGTGTACTCTGATTATAAGAAATAAATTCAACAAGTATATCTGGCCCACCATAAATATCTTTAATAACCATTGAAGCATTTCTGGCAGTAATATCTTTTTTAATTAAAGAAGGTGGTAGCCATTTCTTAAATTCAGGATATTGTGTATTCTTAACCTCTGCGCTATGTCCTTCTTCATCTGTATTTGCGCTCTGTCCAGGCAATGTTTGAGAACAGAACCTAAATACTCTAGAACTTCTTTTATGAAGTTTTAAGTCTTTATGACACTTTAAACATATTGAATCTGTAGGCATTTTATATGGTGATACAGTGTGACCATTCTCACATTCATAATAAACTACATTCTTTTCAGGAATTGGATGATACCCTAAAATTCTTAAAACATAATTAAAAGCAGTTCCACTAGTTTTACCACCTTGGTTTCCATATATTAAAAGTAAAACTTTTTGAGCACAATTAATAAACTTCTTAAATGCCCAAGTGTATTTAAATGATAAAAACCCACTAAAAGCATTTAATTGTTGTATTTCAGTATTAGACAGCTGATCCGCCATCAATTCTAAACCTCTGCCCTCCGGCATATACTATTAAATTTCTATCTCCAGTCCCACCATCCTCTATTAAAACTAATCCATCTAAAGAAGAATCTGCTGCTGGTAAAGATGCAGTTAATACAATATCAAATAAATTAAGAGGTAAAGCTACATCTTCAATAGTTTGAGATTGATAGTTAGCTTTAGATATAGTTAAATCAAATAATTGATTTATATTATAATCAGAACTATCAACATAAAAAATAAAAGTTCCATTTGTATTTGTAGTTACAGAATTAACTGAACTCCCTCCAGAACTTGCTGTATATACGTCTGCTGCAGTAGTAGTATCTGCCAAATAAATATAAACTGTCGCACTTGCTACTACTTTTCCAGCTCCGTCTCGTGCAACTCCATTGTATGCTCGTCTTGGCATAATTTTCCTTTATTAAATAGAAAATAAGGGTAAGGGGAATTATGTTCAAAAACTACTAAAACCGACATGAAATACGCTTCCCTAACCATTAATCAGTGGCAAAGGCTCCAAGCCTCTTTTGAGGAAACCGATCCTATCCTTCAGCTTTACGACCGAGTTTCAGCGATT